CACGTATTCGAGGGGCGCAAGTCCCGCGGCACGATCATCTGTCGCTCGATGGAGCGGCCGGATACGATCGTTGGCTTCAAGATCGGTAAGGCGCTGTGCGACGAGCTGGACGTCATGAAGGCCGAGAAGGCGCAGCAGGCGTGGCGCAAGATCATCGCCCGTATGCGCTACAAGGTGGACAACCTGAAGAACGGCGTCGATGTGACGACCACGCCGGAAGGGTTCCGCTTTGTGCATAGCCAGTTCGTCAAGCAATTGAGCGAGAAGCCGGCGCTTGGCGACATGTACGGGCTGATTCAGGCCAGCACATACGACAACGAAGCGAACCTGCCAGACGACTACATCGACTCGCTGTTCCAGTCGTATCCGCCGCAGCTGATCGACGCTTATTTGCGTGGTCAGTTTTGTAATCTGACGAGCGGCAGTGTCTACCCGAACTTTGACCGCAAGCTGAATCACAGCGACGCCGAGATCAAGCCTGGCGAGCCGCTGCACATCGGGCTCGATTTCAACGTCCTAAGGATGGCTGCGGTGATCTACGTCATTCGTGACGGCAATCCGATCGCCGTCGAGGAACTGGTCGACGTGCGCGATACGCCTGACATGGCGAGGTTGATCGGTGAGCGCTGGCGCGACAACGGCCACGCGATCACGATCTATCCCGATGCAAGCGGTCAGAACACCAGCAGCAAGAAAGCGTCCGAGTCGGACATATCCATTCTGAAGCAGGCCAAATTCACGATCAACGTTGGCAGCACGAACCCGGCTGTTAAAGACCGCGTGCTGTCGACGAATGCAATGCTGCTCAACGGGCAGGGCGTGCGCCGTATGAAGGTGAACACGCGGCGCTGCCCGAAGTTCACCGAAGGGCTTGAGCAACAAGCCTACGACGAGCGCGGCGAGCCAGACAAGTCGAGCGGCGTGGATCACGTCAACGACGCCGGCACGTATCCGATCGTCCGCATGTATCCCATCGTGAAGCGTCAGACGACCGTCCGCCCGCTCCACATGTAACCGAACACACACATGACGACAACAGTGCGCGACCAGTCCGCCGCAGTGGAAGCGATGGCCGAGAACTGGCCGATCGTCGACGCACTGCTCGGCGGCACGCCGGCCATGCGCAAGGCTGGCAAGACCTATTTACCGCAGTGGCCCGGCGAGTCCGGCGAAGCATACAAGGCGCGCAAGGATACGGCCACGCTGTTTCCTGCATTCCCTCGCACGGTAGAGGTGCTGGCCGGCAAGCCATTTAGCAAGCCCGTCACGCTGACCGACGATGTGCCCGCGCGCATCAAGGAATGGTGCGACACGGACATCGATCTGCAAGGGCGCAACCTGCACGCGTTCGCTGCGAGTCTGTCAGAGGAAGCGCTGTCGCACGGCATCACCGGCATTCTGGTCGACTGCCCGCCAGCGCAAGGCATTCGGACGCAAGCACAGGAAAACGCCGCGGGCATCCGGCCGTATTGGGTGCATATCCACGCTGGCAACATTCTCGGCTGGCGCTCGAAGCGCATCAACGGCGCGGAAGTGTTCACGCAGTTGCGATTGCTCGAGCAGGTCATCGAGGACGACGGCGAGTTCGGCGAAAAGATGGTCGAACAGGTGCGCGTGCTGACGCCGGGTGCATGGGCGACTTACCGCGAGTCGGAGAAGCCCGATCCGAAGACCGGCAAGCCCGAATGGATTTTGCATGAGGACGGCGTTACGACGCTTGACGTGATCCCGTTCGTGCCGATCTACGGCCGGCGCACCGGATTCATGACCGCGGTCCCGCCGCTGCTCGAACTGGCGCACATGAACGTCGAGCATTGGCAGAGCAAGAGCGACCAGCAGACGATTCTGCACGTCGCGCGCGTACCTATTCTGTTCGGCAAGGGGCTGGACGGTCAGCCGGTGATCGTCGGCGCTGGCTCGATGGTCACGGTCGATTCAGATAAGGCAGATCTGAAGTACGTCGAGCACTCTGGAGCAGCTATCGAAGCAGGGCGGCTTTCGCTGCTCGATCTCGAAGATCGCATGCGCCAGGTCGGTGCCGAACTGCTCGTCATCAAGCCGGGCAAGACGACCGTCGCACAGACCGTCGCCGAGAACGAAGCAGGCATGTGCGCGCTGCAACGCCTGATCGAAGACGTTGAAGACGGTATCGACGCCGCGCTAGACCTGACAGCGAAATGGATCAAGGAAGCGAAGGGCGGCAACGTTCAGATCTTCAAGGACTTCGGCGTTGCAACGCTGGCCGAGGCATCGATCGATCTGCTGCGTGACATGAACGTCGATGGCACGTTCTCCGACGAGTCGCTGTTCAACGAAGCGAAGCGCCGCGGCTACATCAGCCCCGAAACGACGTGGGATGACGAGAAAGTGCGCATCAAGGCCAACGTGAAGAAGGCCGAACTAGGCGCGGTCGGTATCACTGACTGACGCCGCGAATACACAGTCTACCGGCCGCACAGCTAACCCTGTGCGGCTTTTTTATTGCCGGTTCCTCGGATGAGGGTCGGTGCAAATCACGGCCGGATGGCCTAACAGCTCGGGTTGGATGACCTATGAAACTCAAACTGAACGATGACGGATTCGCTGTAGTGCAAGACGGCAAGCCGGTGTATGTGAATGACGAAGGCAAGGAGATCGCTTTCGACGTCGCAGGCACGGTGCAAACCATCTCGCGTCTGAACGGCGAAGCGAAGCAGCACCGCGAACGCGCAGAAGCGGCCGAGAAGATTGCCAAGGCATTCGAAGGCATCACGGACGCAGCAGCAGCACGCAAGGCGCTCGAAACCGTTGCCAATCTCGATGCAAAGAAACTCGTCGACGCCGGCGAGATCGAGAAAGTGCGCTCGGAGGCTATCAAGGCCGTCGAGGACAAGTATGCGCCGATCGTTGCCGAACGCGACACGCTTCAGCAGTCGCTCGTCAACGAGAAGGTCGGCGGCAGCTTTGCTCGTTCGAAGCTCATCGCGGAAAAGCTCGCGATTCCGGCTGACCTCGTGCAAGCGCGCTTTGGCGATGCGTTCAAGCTGGAAGGCAATGAAGTCGTCGCCTATGACAAGTCCGGCAACAAGCTTTTCAGCCCGAGCAATCCCGGCAAGGTCGCGTCGTTCGACGAAGCGCTCGAACTCATCATCGATCAGTACCCGTATCGCGATTCGATCCTCAAGAGCACCGGCGCATCTGGCGGCGGCGCATCGGGTGGATCGGGTGGCGGCTCTGGCGGCAAAACCATCACTCGCGCTGCTTACGACGCTCTGCCGCCTCATCAACAGGCGCAGACCGCTCGAAGTGGTGTGACGATCACTGATTAATCAAGCCACGCCCAGGCGCGACGATGCTTGATCTCAGAAATATGACTCTGATCGACGTCGAATCGCTTGGCGATAGCTGCATTGGTCATGGTTCCTATAAGGCTCCGGATCTGCCTGACGTCAGCTTCGCTAAGTTTTGCCCGCCACTGCCTTTCTCCGCGATTGGTAGTGTTGTGGAGGATCTTGTCGGCGTGATTGATCGTCGGAGTTGCCCAGTACAGATGCCGCGGATTGGTGCAGGCTGACTTGCCTCGGCCGCATGAATGCGCGGCTTCGTGCTTGGGAGACGGCGGTTCACCGTGAGCGACGATGCACATCAATCGCGATGCGATCGTCAGCTTTGCGGTACCGGGGTAATGGGCTCTCCCGTATCCATCTGCGCCAATAGAAAACGGCCACGTTAGGCATTCGTCGCCAGCGTATCCGGCGTTGGCTCGTATCCAGTCTATGGCTGGTGATGGCGTCTTTTTGACGGCAAACGGATCGCCGTGAGCTTTCCACCGCTGATAGTGCATTGAACACCATCCTTTCTTCCCGTTTGCGTCGCGGTGAGCGTTCCTTTCGCAGCCCGCAACAGCGCAATCAGTGAATCGCATTTTGGCTTCTGCCTCTTTGCTAGTGGTAATGGATAGCACCTCACACATGTTATCCCTAATCGCATTCCTAATCAATTGCTGAATCCTCGGATGAGGGTTGGCGCACCCGGGCCGGATGGCTCGATTCACCTTACCTGAACAACTTTCGATTTATCTGGAGCCTGATTTGGCCAATACTTTAACCGCTCTCATCCCCGACCTGTATGCATCGCTCGACGTTGTGTCGCGCGAACTGGTCGGTTTCATCCCGGCAGTCACGCTCGATCCTCAAGTCGCTCGTGCTGCGGTCGGTGAAAACGTTCGTTC